CGTATCAAACTGACCCGGCAGACGACATACCGATTGATACGCTGATCTTGTATGTAAGGAAAATTTAATGGCACTCTCAACCACCCAATCAATCTGGCGTTCTGGTGGCGGCGATCAAACACGTACTGCTTATTGCGGTTCTGGCGTTATGGCTGCTCAGTTTTACTTTGACCCCACCTTAGTGAACACCACACGCATCCAAGTTTCTTCCACTAACACTGCTCCTGTGATTTTGCCTGCTGGCGCAATCATCACGGCTATTCAAGTTAACGCTACTGGTACAGGCGGCTCTACTCCTACTATGGATATGGGCTTTACTTTGTACAGCACTGGCACCGCCAGCCCGACTGCTCTGGTAGATAACTACGCTGCCGATGCTGGCAAAAAGCAAATTGTTTGGGGCGATAGCGGCACTGGCGCTTCTTTGGGCGCTGTTATGTCTTCTACCGAATTGGTGTACATCACCGGCGGTGCAAACACTGGCGACGCTCCCACTGGCGGTACTGTGGTCGGCACTATCATTTACTTCGTAGCCGATCCTTTGTTGGGTCAGCAGAACGTCTAACAGGTGAAGCCATGATGCAAACTGATATCACATCGACCCACTTAAATGCTTCGGGTGTTATATTCGCTGGAAGAACCCGGGTTCGTGGATATCAGATTAAACCAAGTGGTACTGCTGGGCAGATTGATTTTTATGACAATGTATCCGCAGCAAGCGGAAATATTTTATTGTCTGTAGATACCACGGCAAATACCGCCGTTATTTCAACATTAGTTCCAGCCGAAGGAATTTTGTTTGAAAATGGCGTTTATGTCAGTCTGCCCGCCAGTCATGGAATTACAGTGTTTTATGGCTAAGACTCCAGCATGGACAAGGAAAGAGGGAAAATCGGAGAAGGGCGGTTTGAACGCCAAGGGCCGGGCTTCCTACAACGCCGCGAATCCGGGGAAACCCGGGTTAAAAGCCCCGCAACCAGAGGGAGGCAAAAGGCGCGACTCTTTTTGCGCGAGGATGACTGGCATGAAGAAAAAGCTGACCAGCGAGAAGACCGCGAAAGACCCAAACTCCCGGATTAACAAATCTTTAAGAGCTTGGAAATGTTGAGGTAAGTATGCCGTCAAAGACTGCAAAACAGCACAGGTTTATGGAGGCAATAGCGCACTCCCCCGAGTTCGCTAAGAAAGCAGGAGTCCCACAATCCGTGGGGCGTGAGTTTAGTAAGGCCGATAAGGGCAAAACTTTTTCTAAAGGTGGTGATATGAAAGAATCTAAAGCAATGGTCAAAAAAGAAGTGGACTTCATGAAAAAGAAGGGCGCTCCTAAATCCATGATGAAGCACGAAATGGCTGAATCTATGGGCATGAAAAAAGGCGGAATGGCCAAGATGAGCGCTGTTAAAACAGCCAAGCCTTCCATGGGCTCCGCTTCGTCACGCGCTGATGGTATTGCCCAACGCGGCAAAACCAAAGGCAAGATGATGAATAAAGGCGGCATGACCTGCTAAACCTTTAAAAAGGATTTCTTATGATGCCAAGTCGCGGTATGGGGGACATCAACCCCAAAAAGATGCCGAAAGGTGTTAAGAAAGAACGCCGCGACGATACCGATTTCACCAAGTACAAAGAGGGTGGAAAAGTAAATGCTGCCGGTAACTACACAAAACCGAGCCTTCGTAAGAAGATCGTGTCGCAGGTAAAAGCCGCAGCTACGCAGGGGACGGGGGCGGGTCAGTGGTCTGCCAGAAAAGCGCAGCTTGTAGCAAAGAAATACAAAGCTGCTGGCGGCGGGTATAGGGACTAACGTGAAAGCACCTCAAAAATCCCTTAAGGATTGGGGTGAGCAGAAGTGGCGCACTAAATCCGGTAAACCGTCTAGTAAGACCGGGGAGCGTTATTTGCCTGAAGCGGCAATTAAAGCTTTGACCCCCGCTGAGTACGCTGCAACAACACGTGCAAAGAGAGCTGGTAAAAAAGAAGGTAAACAGTTTGTATCGCAACCAAAAACGATTGCAAAGAAAACCGCAGGATTTAGAAAATGATTAATTTTATTCAAAAGCAGCTTGAAGCTAGCGAAAAACTTTTTGAGATGATGCGCCAAGACCATAAAGAACGAGTGCACCAAGCATTTGTTTGGGCGGATATGAGTGACAGCCTGACTAAAAAACTTGCTGAGCGCGATGCTGAGATTGAACGCTTACGCGCCAAAATCCAAGCGTATGAACTTATAGAAAAAATGTAATGGCAAACACATCAGGCACCTCCGGTTTTAACCTAGACCTTACCGAGTTGGTTGAGGAGGCGTTTGAACGCGCGGGTTCTGAGTTACGTACTGGCTACGACTTGAAGACTGCTAGGCGGTCTTTGAATCTGCTGTTTGCAGATTGGGCCAATCGCGGTGTCAACATGTGGACGTTTGAGCAAGGCACCATAACACTTGAAGCAGGGCTCAACACATACCCTGTGCCCACAGATACGGTGGATTTGCTGGATCACGTCATCCGCACTCAGGCTAACAACAGCGCTACACAGTCGGACTTGACCATCACGCGTATCAGCGTTTCTACGTACGCCACTATCCCTAACAAACTAACCCAAGCCCGCCCCATTCAAGTTTGGTATCAAAGGCTGGACGGCCAGACATCTCCAACAGGGGTAACGCTGAGTGGGGCTTTGAGTGCATCGGCTACTACTATCACGCTGTCTTCTACAGCAGGGCTGGCTACCACAGGATACATAAAAGTAGACTCCGAAACCATCTACTACGAGTACATAAGCGGTAACGATTTAGGGGGCTGCTTCCGCGGACAGAACGGAACTACCGCCGCATCCCATACGACTGGCACAGCCGTGTATGCACAAAATCTACCTAGGGTCACGGTGTGGCCGACACCTGATAACTCCCAGACCTACCAATTTGTGTACTGGCGCATGCGCAGAGTACAGGATGCCGGTAATGGTGTGAACGTCATGGATGTCCCGTTCCGGTTTGTGCCCTGCATGGTTGCGGGGCTCTCCTACTATATTGCACTCAAAGTGCCCGGCGGCATGGAGCGTTTACCTATCCTAAAAGCGCAGTATGACGAAGCATGGATGACAGCAGCAGATGAAGATCAAGAAAGGGCAGCACTCAGGCTAGTACCACGCCAGATGTTCATTGGGAGCAGTACCTAATGGGTAACAGGTTTTCTTCTGGCAAAAACTCGATTGCGGAGTGTGATCGATGTGGGTTTAGGTTTAAACTGACGTCTTTAAAAAACGAGGTTGTAAAGACTAAACAGTACCAAATCAAAGTCTGCCCGCAGTGCTGGGACCCCGACCACCCTCAACTACAATTGGGCATGTACCCAGTAGATGATCCGCAAGGGGTACGTGAGCCGCGTCCTGACCTGAGTTATAAGTTGTCTGGGCGTACAGGGCTTCAGATTGTTTTGACCAACAGCCCGGCTCAAGATGCGCAGGGTGTGTTGAGCGGGGGTAGCAGGATATTTCAGTGGGGTTGGAATCCCGTTGGGGGTGCTGCATTTTTTGACGCAGCATTAACGCCAAATAATTTGGTGTTAAACATAGAAATTGGTACAGTTACAGTTGCAACTACGTAGGAGCTAATCATGGATAAGCAGCAAGTAAAGAAAATTGCGGACACCGAAGCCAAGAAAATGGTCAAGGGTCACGAGTCACGCATGCATCCCGGCGCTAAGAAAATGGCTAAAGGCGGCATCACTAACGAAATGATGAAGAGCTATGGACGCAACATGGCGAAAGTCATGAATCAGCGCGGTTCAGGCAGGGGTGGTTAAAATGGCTAAAGTAAACAACCTACCGGCTTCGGCATACGCCAAGCCCCACACTATGAGCGGCGGGCCTGTTACAGAAACACGTGTCAATCGCAGCAGTAGCAACACCGTTGACATGTCAGTTGGTTACGTAAAGAAAGACCCAGAAGGTCCTACTACTAAGACCTCCGGCACCGTGACTCGCGGCAACGGCGCAGCCACTAAGGGCATCACAGCTCGGGGGCCGATGGCGTGAACTACACGGAGCTTGTAACTGCCGTCTCTGATTACACAGAGAACACGTTCCCCACTGCTGATATGAATACGTTCATTCGGCAGGCGGAGCAGCGCATCTACAACTCCGTTCAGTTCCCATCCATACGTAAAAACGTAGTGGGCGTTACAGCTACAAGCAACAAATACCTAGCCTGCCCTAGTGATTTCTTGGCGGTCTACTCGATGGCTGTGATTGACGGCACCGGAGTGTATGAGTACTTGTTAAACAAAGATGTCAACTTCATAAGACAGGCGTACCCAAGCCCAACAGACACCGCTATCCCCAAGTACTATGCCTTGTTTGGTCCGACAGTGGTGTCCAACGTGATTACAAACGAACTCTCGTTTATCCTAGGCCCAACCCCAGATGCGGTCTACAACGTAGAGTTACACTATTATTACTATCCAGAATCAATTGTGACAGCTAGCACCACATGGCTTGGCGACAATTTTGACAGCGTTTTGTTGTATGGCACTCTGGTAGAGGCTATCACCTACATGAAGGGTGAGACCGATATGATAGCCCTGTACAACGGAAAGTACAGTGAGGCACTTGCTTTGGCTAAACGTCTTGGTGATGGTATGGAGCGTCAAGACGCTTATCGTTCTGGTCAGTTTAGGCAGGCGGTGACGTAATGGCTTTTACCGGGAACTACAAGTGCAATGTATTTCAGACAGGTCTGGCGACAGGTCTGTTTAATTTTGGCGCTGGCACAACTGACGTGTTCAAGATAGCTTTGTATACAAATGCCGCCACGCTTGATTCCGATACCCCGAGCTACACAACTACCGGCGAAGTTACCGACACTGGTTATACGGCTGGCGGATATACGCTTACAATCACGACAGTGCCGACTGTTGGAGGTGCTACGGGTCCTTCTGCGGTGACGTATTGGTCGTTTGCCAACGCTAGTTGGTCAGGCGTTATAACCGCTCGGGGGGCTTTGATTTATAAGGCAGACGGATTGTCTAACCCCGCTATTTGTGTTTTGGATTTTGGGGCGAACAAGACGTCAGCGAGTACTTTCACGGTGCAGTTTCCCGCTGCTACCAACACTTCGGCAATTATACGTATCGCATAAGGAGCGAAACATGATGTTAGATAAATCTTCTGGAGTTGATGTTGTAGCAGCATCTCTGACCCGTGCGGCTGGCAATGCAGACAAAGCTTCTGCTTGTGGCGTTTACACGCTTGAGTGTGTGGGGGCAGACGGCCAAGTCAAATGGTCTCAGGAACTTCACAACCTCGTGGTGAACCAAGGTCTGCAAGACATGAACGCCAAGTACTTCACCGGTAGTTCTTATACCGCTGCATGGTATATCGGTCTGTATGGCGCAGCAGCCAGCAACAACCCAACTGCCACCGACACCGCAGCCTCACACCCCGGCTTTACTGAAATCGTGCCCTACAGCAACGCTACGCGTCCTGTTTGTACTTTTGGGACACCCACTACAGCAAATCCTTCAGTGGCTTCTAACTCTGCTTCACCCGCTTCATACACCATTAATGCGACAGCTACAGTGGGCGGAGCTTTCCTGATCAGCAACAACACCAAGAGCGGAACTACCGGCGTGTTGTTCTCGGCTTCTGATTTTTCAGCACCCGGTGACCGTGTTGTGGCCTCTGGCGACACATTGAACGTGACCTACACATTCAGCTTGACTGCGACTTAAGGAGCTAACATGCCAACAAAATTTGTACGTGGCGATCTTGTAAAACTGAAAGCCGTCATT